CCTTCGTGACCTGCTTGACCACCTTCGTCAGCTCCTTTGCCGCGTCGATCGTGTTCATGGTTCCGCCTCCTTCTGTGGATGTCCTGGTTCCGGATCTCTTTTCTCGGACATAAGGCGCCGCGTCAATGTCTGCACCAACGCACGAGCCGATGCCGCACCCTCGGGCAAAGGGAGACTTCTCGCGCTGGGCATCTCGTGCTCTGGCAGCATGGCGCGCGCCTGCCCGACCGTCAGCCTTCCCCGCTCCACGGCTTCACGAACCACGCCCGCGCGCCGTGAGGCATCCCACCCGAGACTTGCCCGCCACACCGGGGGCCGCTGCTGCTGTCTCGCCTCCGCCAAACGCTGGCGGTAGTCCTCCACGAAGGCGAGACGCGATGCGACTCTGTCGGTGAGTCCCCGGACCAGGCCGTAGGAAGCCGCGATCTCGTCCGTCCAGACCACGCTCGCGTCCTCATCGAGCCCCGCCACCATCGCCCACGCCGTCTCGGGGCCGGGGTGCCCGTCGTCCAGCCGATCCATCACGGCGCCCAGAGTGAGCCCCCCGCGAAGCTCTAGCTGGCAACGGTGTAGCGCCTTGAGCACGATCTCCACCGGGTAGCCTGACAGGTGCTCGACCATGGCCTCGATGCCGGCCTCGGAGAGCGTCGAGCCCGTCAACTCCGCAGTGACCACCACCGCCTTCACAATCTCAGGGTTGAGGGGCATCTTCTCGCTCCTTGCATTGCGCGCAGGCCCCGCGCAGTAAGCTTTGCCCATACACCCCGAGCTTATCCAGTCGCACGAGGCACCACACGGACGGGGCCCCGCATCGCGCGCACGGCTCGTTGACCGCCTGCTCGACCCACGCGGTTCTACCGGGACTCATCGCCTGATCCGCGTTGACGAGCTGCCTTCGCTAGTAGCCGGTCGGCAATCCCCCCACGTTCTTGGCGCTGGTCGCTGGCGCGGGCTCCCGTCTCCGTGACCCGCTGCCCCGTCGCCCATTCCGTCCTGAGCTTCTCGGCGTCGCGGAGGAGCAGATCGACCGGATGCCCGGCCCGCACGTACAGGGCGGCGTTGTTCCCCAGGTACCACGCGGCCACCTCGGCCACCTCGACGGCCGGGATGCGCTTCACGAAGAGGGCAAGCTGGCTGTTGACCTTGGCATTGCGGACTGGCTCGACCCCGTAGCGGCGCTGGTAGGCATCGCGGTAGCCGTTCCAGGCCTCGATCCCGGCGCCCGCGGCGGGCGAAGCCCCGGCGGAAGGTTTTCTCGGTTCTCGGTTCTCGGTCTTCGGTTCTCGGTCTTCGGTTCTCGGTCTTCGGTTCTCGGTCTTCGGTAACGCCAAAGTGGTTTTGCCCTCCGAAGGGCCATCGAAGGGCCTTGTTATTCCGTAGTATTCACAGAATCTTAGGACGATTGAGAGATGGGGAAGCGCCGCGACAGCCCGCGCCACCGCTTTTTGATGCTTCGCGTCAGAAAGATGCATCGTCGGATCGTAGCGCAGGCCGTTGACGACCCACAGGATGAGGCCCTCACGTTGAATCCAGCCAGCCCCCTCAAGGGCCTTCAATGCCCCTTCGATGCAGCGCAGCGAGAGCCCGGTCTGGCGGGCCAGGATCTCGGGGTAGCAGATGAAGATCGCTCCCGGGCCAGCCTGCGGGCAGAGACGGGCGGTCAACAAGGTGTGCCGCGCCGCGGCCGGGAGCGCCTGAAAGTCCGGGTCATCAAAGAGAGCCGAGTAGAGACTGCGGTTGACGCCGCGAGAGCCCATCCAGTCACCCCCCGTACGGGTGTACAGCATGTCGGGCCGCGCCCAGGTACGAGCTGGGCACTGCTCCGAGTTGCGGAGGACGCTGGCCGGCGCCCACCCGACACGCCGAGACTAGCATACACGGGCAAGCAGGCCAAGGGAAATCACGGGCGGTGTCACGCGGCGGGCTTCAGGGTCGGCTTCGCCTTGAAGAGCCGAGTGAGTTCAGCCAGGAGCTTCGTCAGATCGCCTACCTCGGCATGCCGCCAATCGCGCACCCCAGCGAACTTCTCACTGAGCGTCACGCGCTCGGCCGCGGGCAGGCCGAGTTTGTCAAAGCCAGCCTCCACGCGGTCGATGAGCACATCTTTGTCGGTGGCGCCCGGATGTGGCGGCTGGATGACGCGGGCGGCTGGCGGGGTCGCGGGGCTCACGGCAACCGCGCCGCGCGCCCACTCGGCGAGGCGTTCTCCCGACTGCTCCGTGATCGGCTGGTCGAGGGGAAACAACGCGCGATGTTGCTCCTGCAGCTTGATCGGTTTCGGTACACCAGGCCGATCGGCCGTCAGGAGGAGGCTCGCGGTCAACTCGTAGGGCAGAGTCTTCTCGCAGACGGGAATCCAGCCGCCGGTTCCCGTGAGCGACTGCTTCGGCCGCACCTCCATTTTCCCGTCCGCGCCCCGGAGCATCTCGATCTTCTCCTCGGCCCGGAAGCAGAGGATCAGATGCGCGCGGATCTGGAGCAGTCGCTGGACCATCGCCTTGTGGGCCATCTTCGGCTTGATCCACGCCGTCATCTTGACGGCCTCGCGCTTCTTCCAGTCATCACCCCCCATGCGCGTCACCTCGGCCTCGTGCCAGTCGAGCAACCCGCCATCGCCCGCATGCTCGTGCGAGCACGAGTCCACGACGATCACGGGGTATCCGGCCGCGTCAGCGGCCTGGATCGCGTCCGCGTAGGTCTCGGGTCGGAACGGCGGCTTGAGGTCGCCATGGTCGAACGCGAACAGGTCGGCGTAGTGGCAGGCGCGCCCGGCCTCAGTGTCGATCACCGCGAATCGTTTCTCCCCGGCGATGCCTTTGGCGAGGCGCATGGCGGTGTAGGTCTTGCCGGACCCGCTCGCGCCGATCAGACCGATCAGGAGCGAAACGTTCTCCCGCGTAGCGGGACGGAATGAAAAGCTCATCGCATCGCCCCCATCCCGGCGAGCAAGTCGCCGATCGGTCGCCCGTCGTCCACGGGCTGCATCTCGCGCTCGACCCATCGCGCCTCTTCCCAGGCCGGCAGGCTCGCCCAGCAGGTCCGCGTCGGGTACCCGGGCCAGCGGTTCGACTTCAGGCACCACACCCACTGCTCGATGGCGTAGCGCACCTTCTTCTCGCCCAGCAGCAGCGCGTCAGGACCAAGACCGATCACCGACAACGCATAGGGCGCGTAGTTCTCAACCACGACGAACCGGAACACGCCTTCGATCCCGAACACGGCCCGCACTCCTCGTAGATAGAACGCCGCCTGAATGTCGGCGCCTGCGCCGAAGAGGGTCCGTGACCAGGCTTCCGGATTCGCCGACGCGCTCGTCGTCTTGAGATCGTCCACGGTTCGGTGATCCGCGTGCAACCAATCGAGCCGCGCCCGACACCAGATGTCACCCTCTCGCCACACCAGCGTCTCTTCGGCCTTGCCATTGGTGAATGGCTGCGGCGAGTCCTCGTAGTTGTCGAGCTGGCGTGCGGCGGCTTCGGCCATCCCGAGGACGTCCTGCCAGCGGTGCGAGAGAATGGGCAACCGGCCCTCGGCGCGTGCGGCATCCCGTTCGGCGCGGGCGTCCTTTGTCCGCCAGTCAGGCGCGTCGATGATGACAAACCGTGACTCGCCCTGGAGGATGTAGGCGTGCGCGGCGGTCCCGAGGTCGAATTTCTCATCTTCCTCGCGGACGCGGCCCGGGTTGAATCGCGGGTGCTCCCACCACGCGTGGTGAGGCGAGGACGCCAGCAGCGTGCGCGCGATGGAAGACGACAGCGAGGGCGTCGGGCACGGATCGGCGTGGTACTCCTCGGCGCTCAGCTCGTAGATGCCCGGACGATCAATCATCCTTGACTCCTTCTCGCCCGCATGCTTTCATGGGGCTGCGCTAGGTTACTGCACGGCCGGTCTCGGGGTTTGGGACCCGGGGCCGGTGTTGTCTTAGCGTTCCAGCCGGCTCTGTTGCAACTCGATGGTCGGCGTTCTGGGGTCCTCCCGTCCCGCCTCTGTCGGGCTCTCTACCACCTGCTTGTTCCCCTCAAACACGACCCTGACCTGCCCGTGCATCTGAGAGGCGCCGAGCTCGAGAGCCGCGCCAAATGCCTGCCATTCGCCGATGCCGAAGATGAGCACGCCGGCCAGGGCCAGGTGAGCGGTATCCGGCCCGACGAATACACGCTCGTGCACATGCGCGCCACGCCGCTCACTGCGGAGCTTGATAATCATGGCGTCACCTCCGCGCCCTCCGGCACCGCCACGAGGCCAAGATCCTCGGGCTGCATGTCCATCGCGTCGTAGTACGCCCGCAGCGCGACCAGCGCCGCGTCAGGCGTCGGGGCGCGGAACTGCATGACACTCCCGCCACGAGGGATCACTGAAATGGTGATCTCCACCGAGATGTCCCCACGGGCGTGCCGGTGGTCCCACAC